AGTATTAAACACCTCAGGCTTAACTGAGCTTTCATTAAACTTTAAAATAAAATTCCCTAATAAATCAAATACCTGAATATCATCTCTGGAACTATCTACAATAAATATCCTATCGTTATATACTTTTACACTAGATATATTTAGGAATTGTCCATCTCCACTTCCAGAACTTCCAAATGTAGTTAATAAAGTTCCTGTTAGATTATATATAGTTACTGTGTCATTCCAATTTCCTGAATATATTAAATCATTATACACATCTATATCCCTAGTATCATGACCTGTTATAAAAGAGTTATCTAATACTCCGGCAAGAGTAAATACTTTAATATTAGTATCATCATCACTCCCTATGTAAATCAGATCGTCATAAACCTTAATAGTTACAGCTCCATCTAAACTATATGAAAAGCTAGTTATGAAACTCATATTTAAATCATAAATCCGACAATCATCTGTTTCATCTACCACATTATCTATTACATATATTCTATCTGAATAAACGTACAAATCTCTAAAGTTTGTGTATGGATGTGTATGTTGAGTTCTTGATATGAATACCCCGTTTATATCGAAAATCTGAACTTCTGACACTCCGCTAGATGGAACATTTGAAACATAAATCCTATCATTATAAACTGAAACACCAGACGGGAAATCAAACAATCCATCACCCGTTCCTGTACTACCAAATTTAGTTATAAACTCAAATTGATCGTAATTATAATAACTATTTACTGTTATTTCAGTTCCTGAAATCGTAGCTTTAATTATCCATTCATTATTAAATGATGAAACTGCGCCTTTTATTATTACTGTATATTCATCATCATTAAAATCTTTAATAATGTCACCAGAAACAAGTTCGTTCGCAAGTTTAAAATTAAAAGAACTATCTTCATATAATACTATACTGCAAACGTGCTGCCCTCCGGAATATGTCAATTGAATAACATCACTTCCATATAATAACCAACCATTTTTTATTTGGTCTATTTGAGTGGGCGTGAAGTCTTCTACTTTCTGCGCTTGACTTGGTGTTTGTATTGCCATATCTTTTATTATAGTACCGTTATTGCTATTGATAAGTTATCATCTAATGCAATTGCTAAGTTATCATCTAATGCAACCGCTTGTAAAACATCAATATTATCATAAAGTGCAACTTGCGGCGGTTTTAATGACATTAGCAAATATAATGCATTTTTATATAAATTCGCTGGTATTTCTCCATTTGCTATAAATGAATTATAAGTAAGAGTTCCTAGATTGAATTCAGCTCTCTCATCTGCAAAGTCATTTGCATGTAAAAAACTATCTTCAATTGCCCCTATGGTCTGCGTTAAAGTAAAAATAGTCACTGTAGCTTCCTGTGGCATATCTAATGTGATTTCATTTGCCGTCTTAGAAACATAAGTCGGAAATACCTCGTACCCGTTATTATCGTAAGCTTGATATAAAAAAAAGTAATCATCATCAACATAACCACCATCAAGAATAGGTATTGATTGATTGCCACTACTTAATACAGCCGTGTTCATGCGTATAATATCACTTATTGCGTCTTTTAAAGTTACTATACTTACAGTCGCTTCCTGCGGCATGTCGAAGGTAACTTCCGTAGCTGTTTTGGAAATATAAGTCGGCGAAACATGGTATCCATTACTATCATAAGCTTGGTACATAAAAAAGTAATCATCATCTATATATCCACCATCTAAAATTGATATAGATTGACTGCTTCCACTACTTAGAGTTGCTGTATTCATGCGTATTGCATCACTTACTGGGTCTTTTAATGTAAGTATTGTAACTATAGCTTCTTGTGGCATATCTAATGTGATAGAGTCTAATGTTTTAGAAATATAAGTAGGGAAAACCTCAAAACCATTACTATCAATTGCGTTGTACATGAAGAAATAAACATCATCTACATAACCGCCGTTTAAAATAGAAATTGATTGAGTTCCCTGCGCTAAAATAACCGTATTCATCCTTATAGCTGTATCTATAGCTGTGCCTGTATTATACGATAGAGCAACACTACTATACCCAGCGTTATTTAGCGAAATTTGAAAATAATCCAAAGAAAGCCTATTTGAATATTGAGGGAAAAGCATGTACGATTTCACGATTTCCCTTCTCTCTTCTAAGCTTGAAAATTCACTTACCTCTATTTCATATCTTTGCTCCCAAGGTTCAGGATTAAAATTATTATTAACATACCAAACCTGATCATTTATATTAGAGATAGCATAATCTATTACTGTTTTTAATCCACCAGCTAAAACTTCATAGAATATTTTACTATAAAATATGCTACGAAACGCCTTACCACTTGGCTTTATTTTTAATAAAAAGTTATACCATTTCTCCATTTAAGCAAATTCAATAGTTTCTAATCTTGGACATTCACCATAATATAATGGTAAGGCTGGATCATTGCTTGGTTCTAAATCTTCTGGATATGTAGAGCCGCCTCTATAGCCTACGACGTATTTACTCATAGATACATAAGATGCTGCATTAAGTATATTTACCTGTAAATCTATACTATCAAAAGTAATAGATGCATTTGCTAATAACTGTATTAAATCAACTAATGTTAAGGTGTTTTCTAGTGAATTCAAATTATCACTAAGCTGTATAAACTTATTAACAGTGTGTAAGAACGGTCTTTTAATTTCTAAATAATCTCTTACTACGCTTTCTATATCTGTAGTCTGTCCTATATCTCCATTAGTGAAAATGAGTTTTATCCCAGTAATTTGAACTGGTAAAACATAGGATGTATTTACAAATTGAAAAAACTCAACTGGCGGTTGGCTTATTCCATTAGCATCATATTTAATAGAATCAATTGCATCATCAATTAAAGCACCACTAGGAACTAAAACTGCATTATCAGAGGATTCACAATAAATAACCGCCTTACCTGCTTCATTTTCAGCTGTGTATGGATACCCTGTTTTCAATCCGTTCACATTTGCAACCCATACTATATAATCACTTGCATTTCCATTACCTAACCTTAATCTCTCAAAGGCTACTACTACGGCTCTGTAATCTTCTATTGATTCAGTGTCAACTGGTTCTTCTGTTATTTCTAATACTGTAATTTCATTTTCTGCATATGTTAATTGTTGTTGAGCTGTAGGTTTATCACCAACGACTAATGAACTATCAGTTCCGGCGGTCATTGCTCTAATAACTATATCAGCTCCGGCGGCAACTGTAGCGGTAGATTCATATTTATATAAAACACCATTAATTTCTAGAGTGAAAATAGTACCCTCATCAATATTTCCTACTCCTGTTGATGTTGTAGAACAACTATATTCACCTTTTACAGCTAAAAATAAACCTCTTCCAATTTTATCTTGACCTACCTCTAGTAACTTAGAAGCTTGCATAGAGCCTACCCAAACATTGTTCTTAATGCCGTCAATCATTCTTACAAGCAAATATAGTCCCCCTGTAATCACCTTTGAAACAACTATCATGCTATATCCTGCATCTTCAACAGTAATCTCAAGTCTATTACACCAATCTGTTATTATTTGCGTATATAATTCGTCAAATGTCATATTAATTATATTTCTATCGAGCTTATTGTATAAGATATATTTTCTAAGCTTTCTTTTGTTTTTCCATAAATGAAATTAAAGGTATCAGAATATCCAGAAAGTTCAATTAATATTTCGATAGCATTATTACTATACAAAGCTAAAGCGGCATTTATTACTTGAATTTCATTATTTTTAGTAATGAATCTATCCAAATCATCTAATACAGCCTTTTTAATTAAGTTAATATCTGAATCGGTGTTTGTATTATGGGTTTTTAATGCGTTTTCTGTTCGTGATGATACTTTTGGTGTTTGAATTCCAAAGGCATTATCACCCCACCACTCAGGAACTGATGTACTAAATAAAGCGCAATATAATTCACTGTATATTCCTTCATCTAATATATAGTCATTTCGCGTAAAAACAAAATAACCACCATCTAAAGAGTCTATTAATTGCAAGTTATTCATTTCCCGTTATTATTGTTTCAACACCTGTGCTTTCTACTTGTAATCCAAACTTCCCGCCCGTTTTATCAACTACACTTATAGTTATTTGCTCCTTATTTTGCTTTTGCTTTTTCGCTGTAAAATTATTCGTCACAACTGACTGAGTAGCATCACTTGTACTTATTTCAGACTCGCCTTTTGTAACATCATTATTTACATTTACTATTTCTTTATTTATTACACTAAAATCTTTTTGCGAATTTATAATTTTATTTTCATTATTTATTGCTGTTGTAGCTATTTCTTTCTGAGTTATCAATAAACTTTTCTCGCTTATATTAGCATCTTTTAATATAGAAGTTCTAAATCTACCCGTCCACTCGTCTTTAGATGCATTTGTATTTTTAATAACCTCATCGGTATTTTTATCTAATGCAGAAATAAGTTTATCATCACCACTTTCTTTTAGTGTTACTTCTGAATCTTTATTTTCTTTATCTGATATTTCAGCCTTAATTTCTTATTAATTGTTCTGTTTTTGCGTTTATTTTATCGGTTGATTTACTGAAAAATTCGCTTACTGTATCTATTATATTTGAAACAAGATCGCTTACATATTCAAATTTTTCAATAACAAAAGTCTCTATAGCAGAACCAATCTCTTTAAATGTTTCTATAACTTGTTCAAATGGCTCTATTAATTTTTTACCAAAAGCTTTTATTGATTTTCCGAATTCTCGAAATTTACCCCATAATCTAGAAAAATAATCAGCAACTTTATTTACAGCTATTCTAAAAACAACCGAAATAAACTTACCTATCGCAGAAAAGAACGCTTTAAGATTTTGGAATAATTCTTTTATTGCTGTGAATGTTGTTGTGAATGATTCTTTAATTGCTGAAAAATGACTAATCAATTCTTTAATTGCGCTAACAACAATAACTATAGGAAGTAGTAATACTTTTAATATCGGGTTGGATTTAATCACACCCCAAACTGAATACATAGCAGATTTCACCTTCTTGAAATGCTTAACTAATAGAACGACTCCCGCGATTAATAAAGCTACCCCTGCTACTATTAAACCTATAGGATTAGCTGTCATTGCAGCATTCAAAGCCCACTGTACACCAATCCAAGCTTTAGTAGCAATTGCTATGGCTTTAGTCACTATATTCATGGCTATTATTGCAGTTGTATTGCCCTTCATGGCTATAGATGCCTTGCGAGATAAAGCCGCCTGAATTCCAACTAATATATTGTACGCTTTTGTAACAGAATTAATAGTAATTAAAACAGCCTTATATATTAAGAATACTTTTATAGCTAAAACTAAAGCTGAAATAATTCTATCCATATTATCGGCAACTTTAACCATAATATCTTTCAAGAACTGCATTTGTGCGCCTTGATCTTTCGATGCTGTTATTGAATTTTTCCAAGCTGCTGCAATTTCAGCAAGTCTATTCTTAAATGTATTGTTATTTATGTTCGCTTGAATAGTAGCCTCATTAGTGCCTGTCATAGCAGTTGTAAGTCTATCTAATTCACCAATATTTTCAGTTAAAATTTTTCCTGTAAGAATATGAATTTTACCAAATACTTTTTCTTCTCGTGCGGCTTTTTTAATTGGGTCTTTAATTTGAGTCATTTGAGCGTTATATTCTTTTAACGCATCGTTTAAATTAAATTGACCGCTTGCAAATCCTAATGATGCAGATTTAAGCCTTAAGATTGTTGATTTTAAAGAGATACCAGCCTCTGAACCTTTAAGGTTAAACTTACTCATTAATTCAACCGCTGCACCAGTTTGCTCTATTGACATATTAGCCGCTTTTGCAACCGCTCCTACTCTATCCATACTTTCGGATAATTCGCGAATATTCGCACTACCTTCTTTTGCTCCTGCCGCCAATAAATTAATAACTCTACCAGCTTGATCTGCTCCAAGCTCGAATTGATTCATTGTTCCAGTTACAGCCTTAGCAGAATCTTCAATAGGCATTAATCCAGCCTTTTTTAGAATTATTGCAGCTTTTGTAACTTCACCTAATGCCTCAGCATTTTTTAATAATATAGGTTGGGCTGACCCAACTATCTCAAATGCCTTTGCGGTATCTCCTGCGAATAATTTTTGCGATGCTGATATTTCGTCAATTTGCTGTCTGAACTCAACGAAATCTGCGCCTGTTTTTCCTGTAATAGCCTGTAAGCTTGCTATACTTGCATCAAGTTCTATATTTGCCGTTGCAATTGAGCCTAAAACAGCTATTAATCCTACGCCGAAACCTAAAGCAAGCTTTGAACTAGATATTTTTCTAAATGTTCTGTTTAATGATGCATTAACATTATTTAGAGAAACTGCTATTTGTTTTGACCTAATACCTACAGTTTTTGAAAACCTTGAGTATGTACTCCCTGCGATTTTAGACCCTTTATTTACAGTTTTAGTCATTCTATCATAAGATTTCGTAATCTTATTAATAGCGCCTGTGGACTTATCAACTGAGACTATTTCTGATTTAAGGGTGAATGCTCTCATTTTCTAAAAAGCCCCATTTAAGGGGCTATCTATTTTTTATTTGATTTAGCTATTTTTTTTAATATCTCGTTATATAAAAAAAACAACCCTCTGTAATTTTCATCTTGAAACTCTAATCTATCAACATCATCTGGAAGCCATTTGAATTTTAATAAAACTGTCCCTCTTATTGATTCAATCGATTCATAAAGTTCGATAATACTGTAAGAACTAAATTTAGTGTCGATTTGGTCATATCCGAAAATCGACACTAATTTTATTTTAGTTACGAAAAAAGTTATAGCATGTCAAAAGTAGCATGTAGTCTTTTTTATGAATCCCCCTAGTGTTCTCTGTTGAAATCATTTTGGACATTCCATTAATTTCAATATTCTTAAACGAAGAAGCTAAAGATGCTCTAGTAAACTCTTTTTGAGATTCTAGATTTTTTTTACTAATTTTAATATCTTTAGTAAAAACCCTTTCTCTTGATTCATTTTTATCGAAAAGAATAGTGACGCTATTTGTAATAAAATCACCTTTAGCATTATTAATTTTTCGTCTCAAGTTTACTAATACACCATCTTCCTTAATTTCTAAAACACCATTTTTTATGTAAGTTATCAAAGCTGCATAATCTTCTAAATTCTCTTCATTAACAGCCTCGAATTCTAACAGTTCACATTTATCTATAAGAATAGATTTTAATTCAAAAAAAATTTCTTTCTCTTGTTCGTCTAATTCTTCAATAAATTCTTCGCTAACTGTTTTCTTTACTTCTTCTTGAGATTCAATCTCATTGACTTTTACAGCTTCTTTGATCGCACCTTTTTTTCTGTCTTCAATACTCATAGTTTAGGTTTTAGTTTTTAAGATTGTATCCAATCCTTAGCAGATGCAAATTTAAGCTCAATTGTTCCAGTTCCATTATATAAAATATCACCAACAAAAGCGCCTGTATTTGAATATATAGTACCATCTGTCATTACAACATTAACAGGAACATCAGAAAAAGCATTGATTCTAGCATCTTCTACGGTGCTTCTAATCAAAGCAACGTCCGAATCTTGATAAGCAAACACGCCTTGAATATAGGACCTTGCAGGCATGTAATTTTTAATCAATTGACCGTCATTTGTCATTCCATCGTCTGTATCCTCAATGCCGCCTGTAAACATTTTTATTTCTGGGTCTTCACCAGCTTTGGCAGATAATGTAAGTTCGCCCTGTGAAGTTTGAACGAACATTGTTTGTATTTTCTTAGTTATGTAACTCATAATTAATTATTATAAAATTTGTTTACAGTTATTTCATTTGCTACTATTCTAAGCAATGATGTAATTAAGTTTGGAGAAACTACATCAAATCTACCAGCATTTGTTGGGTTTATTCCTACATCTAAATTCTCTTTTGCATAGTCGAAATCAGCAATGTAACCCGCATCAACAAATGGCTGAATAATCTCATTCAAAATACCAGCTTTATATAGCGCAGGGCTTGTAATTCTTGCGCTTGGTAAAGCATTCGGAGCAATAGTCTTATTCTTTTGTCGTTCGTTAAATTTCTTAAACTGATCAATAATATTGAACACAAGCATATTATCACGAACATATCTAAAAATAGGGTCAGTCTCTCCGGATGGATGATAAGTTGTAATTATATCACCCGCATAATAATTCCCTTCTTTGAAATTAACAGTAGAACAACCAGACTTTACAAGTTCATTCCTGAAAGTATAATCTATAATTTCACCTACATCTTTATCTTCTGGTGGTGTTGCTAAAGAAACTACATCGTCCAAAATATCTTGCTTTGGATCACCGTTTGATTTTTTAACAAACATTCCTAAAAGATTTGCCGCATTTTCAAAAGTAAAATCTTGTGCATTAGGACAAGGCAGATAAGTATTCACTTCATTATCTAATCTTGAAGATGTCACAGCCTGTAAAGTTGCTAATGCTGATTCATGCGTGCCTGTCCATGCTTTGAATGGAGTCATATTATCATCAGAACACTTGGCGTTTCCGCCTGCAAAAGAGCCGTTAAATGTTTCGAACTCATCTAAAATAGCATTAGTAATGCCATTACCTAAACAATTCAATAAATGTGGATACCAATCATTTTGAAATTTTGCAAGTTGAGTTGTCGGTATAACTTGACCTGTGCCATCTGTCTTAACCTCTGCAAATGTAATACCCACACTAGAATTTGAATAAACAGAAACATCTAAATCTACCGAACTTTGACCAAGCCATTTAGAATCAATATCAACGTCTACCGTAGGAGTGGCTGTTGAAACTAAGCAAGGTAAATTTACCTCGGCATTAATTGCAGTCTTAATATTCACCATAACCTCGGCTAAAGTATCATCTTTAGATAATGTCACAGCTAATTTAAACCCATTAATATTTAGCACTAATACACCAGTTGTTGTAACTGTTGCGCCCGTACCTGTTAATACAAATGCCGTTACTGTTCCGGTGCCGGATTCAGGAACAAATAAAAACCTTAATGGTACACCGACTGTTATATTATCGAACAGAACAATTGCTGATAAATGCGCTGGGCTTCCATAGCCATACACATCAGCTACCGCCTTTGAATTTAACGGATCAAGAATGCCGCTTTCTTGCGCTGCTTCTGATTGCATATCTGTATTAGCTTCTGCTAATACTATAATTTTCTGCTCTAAAAGTGGCGCTAGTCCTGTTGCAGCACCTAAGCCAACCTTATAAAAACTCCCTGAGGCTTGACCTTGTGGGTTTATTGAACTCGCTGAATTGCTCATATTAATAAGTTGTTGTTTGTTTTATATTTTTATTATCTGCTCCCATTTCAAAATCTGTTGTGATTTGATTTATTTCTTCGTAAGTATTTAATATTGATGTTTCTGCAATTTCAGCATTAAGAACTAAACTACCGTAAACAATATTTTTATCGTTCATTGTTTTTGAAACTTCAAATTCTGTTGATAAATTACTTATAAAAAATTTACCACTATCTGAAATTATCTTACAGTTTCTAGAATTTTCATATAGGTAAAAGTAATTCTTCACATCCATATCGTTTAGAATCTCATAAATAGCGTCTGCAATTTTTCTTAAATTCAACAATCCATCTGCTAAAATCCCTATAATATAACTATTGTTATCGTTGTTTTGCTCAAAATATCGACCTTCTGTATTAACGAATTTAGCCTTTATGATAGAAACAAAAGCCGGATCAATTTCTTTGTCTGCAATCGGATTTAAAAGATATTCGTCTGTTTTTACGGTTGTAGGTAAAAACGTATTAGCATGAGTCGTTATTTGATTATTAAATTCAACTTCCAACACTTCTTTTAACAACTCAATAAATTTTGAACTGTTCAAATCGTAAACCGGATATGTTACTTGTGTCGTATATGCCATTTTATACTTTTACTTCTGATTCTTTTAAATAGCAAAAAATACTACCTACATTTCTACTTAGTGTTGATTCGGATATCCAGTAATTATATACTCCATCGTTATCTGTAATTTCAACATAATAAGCTTTAAGGGAAAAATAAGAAGTCATAAACGTTAACATTGATTTAGATAATGTTAATATACTTTTATGACCATTATATACAACCATGCCGCTTTCATTTACTTCTGCATTTGGCTTATGGTCATAAACTCCTCTGCCTGTAAAAACAAGAGTCCCACCTTGCGAATCGTATAATAAAACATCACTATTAAATAGATCATTCTCATTTATAAAATCCGCAAAATCGTCTCTTATCGTTGTATCCATTATTTATAAGAACCTTCTTCTATCCAATCTTTATCTATCCAATCCAATAAAACTTCCGAATATTTACCCATTACTATTTCCGTAATTAATGGCTTTTTATCCGCGAAAAAATGATTTTTATTGTCACGCCCCCATGAAAGGTGACCAACTTTCATAATAAAAGTTTCTGCTTTTTTCTCTGCCTTTTTAACTGGCTTCATTTCAACCTTTTTTGTAGTTGACTTTTTAGCTTCTTCCATATTATTATGAATTAGCGGTTAATGTATATGTTTTATTTGGCGTTAATGCCTGAGTTAAGAATTTACGATAAATTCCCATTACTAAAGCACGATTTGTACACTTATTCCATTCTGGAGTAATTAACCAACCTCGCATTGATGGAGTTGCACGTAGTAATTGAGCCATTTTTGAACTTCTTGCTACTAAATCATTCATAGTAAGAATCTCTACTGGTTGGCGTTGATAAATATTATCAGATGCTATTACATAAACTTTATCTGTATCAATCCATTGAATAGGATTTCCAGAATCATTAGTAAACGTCTGATTGTAAGTGAAAATATGAATAATACCTACAGCTCCTTTAAGAATAGATTCACGATAAACAGCACCATTAGGAATATTTATATTTCCCCTGTCTATGCTAGATAAACGCTCTACTTTATAATTCCTACGCTGATTTGAATCATCCTTATAATCATCTGAGTTTACATACGCTTTATAAGCATTTCTACCCATAGTTGCAAAAAATTCTGCATCACCTGAATTTCCACGATCTGCAATTTGCTCTGCTGCCGCCTCTAGGTCATTATAAGGCTTCATACTTGAAGCGTTTGCAATTGTCCATTTTAGATTTGCAGTTGAAATAACCTTACTATTAGATGCATCTCTTCCGTAATCAATAGTTTGATAATTACTGAATTGCAGAGTTGCAGTGTCCATTAATTGCTTAACTTGCGTATCGGCTGCTCTTTTAATCATCTCAATACATAAGTTAGATGCATTTCTAACTCTCTCAACTAATTGAGGTGCTTGACTTCTGTTAATGGTCATAGATTTAAAATTAACCATATAATCCTGATTCTGAATCAGATCATTTGTGGTCACTGAAAAACCCTTCCCGTATTCAGGAGCTGTAAACATTTCATCGGTAAACTTCGTATCCTTAATTAATGTTGCTTCTGATGATTCTGGAATATCTCCCGCAACTGGACGGGTGTACACTTTACCCATTACTCTAATTTTAGGCTCTACTTGCGGCGGTCTTTCCGCTGCCATTCCTGATAATCCATGATTTTCTTTGTAAACATCAGGAATAAATGTAATCAACCCATTTACTAAATTGGGAATTATATCTGCTATTGAAAAGCTTTGTACTGGCATATCTTTATTTTTTATTTTTTAAACCTGTGCGTCTTTGAAGTCGCTAAAATTCTGAGCGGCTGTTTCTAATTTAATAGGTGTATAAGCTACAATTGCGCTACGAATACTAATACCTAATTCAGTAATTACGGTAGCAAGAGTCTCTGCGGCATTTAAGGTGATTTTATCTTCAAATATTGAAGATTGATCATCACCAACACCTACTAAACCTTCAACTTCTTCGGCTGCTCCGGCTGGGATTACAATATCATACAAAGTAAACCCCTTTGGGAATTGCGAACCGTCGGAAGCCGCTGCCGCTAATTCTAGTCCTATTGTCTGATCTGCGGTTGTTACTCCAATTAGAGTACCAGCAGGAATAGTTCTTTCTGATGCTGTTCCATTTACAAAAGTGAAATTCTTTTGTTGATTTGGAAAGTTTAAGAATATCTTATCAACAGTATAATCATATCTTACATGATTTGCATTGTTGGGATCGGTTGTTAAATCTATTTGACTCATTTCTTATCTGTTATTTGATAATTAACACCAGAACGCTCGTCTATTTCATCCAAAGCGTCTTCTTTTTCTTTTTGTTCGGCTGTTTTTTCAGCCTCTACTTTTGTAGTTTTAGCGGCTTTAATTTCACCTTCACTACCTTCTTCAAGATTAACAATATTTTGTTTGTTAAACTTTTTTTCCATGAAATGCTCAACATCTTCAATGGTCAAATCACGTCCGCTATTGATGATTTCATTTGCCTTTTCAGGGTCATATTGAGCGTATTTACTAATCGCCGATACCCTTTCTCTACCCTCTTTGAGGATGGAGTTATAAACATCGACATTATTTTTTTTCAACATGTCGATAGTGACATCTTTTATTTCCATATCATTATTATTGATTTTATTTTCTTTAGGTTTTAACCCGTATTTAATTGCAATATTTTCAGGTAATGAATATTCAAGGTCTTTAGCGTTAATTTTACCATCAAGTGACGCAGTTTTATCTAATAGATTATAGGTTTCATCATAAAACCCAATATATCCTGCTTGTTTCCCTGTAATCCATACATCAATCCTTTCATCACCTTCTGCAAGCATTACGCTTTTAAACTCTTTCCCAGTTACTTCTTTAAATTTTGCCTCATCGATTTTTTCCGCCAAAGCATTATATAGAAATTCATTAGAGTGTGAATGGTTTGAACCCCCAGTAGTAGAGTGAACCATTAAATCACTTTGTTCAGCTCCTTTTACATAATCGAAAAAAGGGAGTGAAGCCACACCCATTGAAGCAACTATCCCAGTTATATTAGCGTCTATTTTAAACTCTCGCTCCGAATTTAGATAATCTATAAATCTTTGACCAGCATATACAGAACCCCCAAAAGTATTCCATGGAACTTCTTTATCTTCTTTATCTATATTAAGTAAATCTATCAACGGAGTTATTGTTGACTGATATAGATATTCTGGTAAATCTGTATTTATTTTTCTCATTGTATATATAAAAAACCCCTCACTGAAAAAATCAATGAGGGGTTAACCCTGCTTTAAAAAAAAAATCGAAACACCTATGAATACTATTTACTTTCTTTTTGAAAGAATATGTTATTTTTTAGAGTTGCCGTGTCTTCTGCTGCTGCGTAAATTCCTAATCTATATTTTAAATAAATTGGGTCGGTATCAAAAAGTGAATAATTACCATCCAATGGCTCAGTTAATGAATCTATAGGAGTATAATTGACACCATCATATCCACCTTCAAGCACTATCAACTGTATAGTGTCAATATAATTATCAACTGTGAATTGGTAACCTACCACACCATCGTATTTCTTGACTCCATCATAATAAAAGTCATAATCAACTTCTAATGTAGCTGTATCACTTACAACATATACAGAATCTAATGATTCATTCTTTTCCTGTGAAAATAATGCTGATGTTGAAATAAATGCAATTGCTAAAAGAACTATTATATTTTTCATGATATGTTTTTTGTTTTAACAAAGATATAAAATTTAATTTGTAATTAACAAACCTTTTCTAATTTATTATTTTTTAATTGCTCAAACCTTATCATTTGTTTGCATTTTGGGCATTTTTTTATTACCACGCCAACAAAATCACCTTCAAATAAAACAGGCTGTTTACATTTTGGATTTGTACATCTAAATTTATTCATTTTTGCCGCCGTTATTTAAAACTGGTTCTGGTTTTTCAATCTCTAAATCTTTAGGCAATAAAGCCATTTCATTTATAATCTGATTCAAAACACTTTCATAATCTCCCCCACTTGCTGCATTTACTAAATTCTCTGTAGTATTTAATGGAACTAATTCCCGTATCTTTTCAGGTAATTGCGCACGAAGCGAATTTATGAATTTTACAGGATCAATAGGTTTTAATTTTGTACCCTCAAACTTACTATTTGTAATTGCTTCAATTGTAATTATATCATTTTCGTTATAAGCTTTTAGCAATGGAGGACAATCTATTTCACCTTTCAAAACTTGCAAGTATAAAAACAGCTTATAATGCATTTTATAAAGTTGATTAGAAGGTATTATTTCGGTTAACACATCTAAATTATATTGATAATCAGACCTTGCCCCCATTGATGCACTATAATTCGAATCATACGAACTTATCATTACTTCATACGGAGTTCCAGACTGTGCGAAAATAGTTCTTAATGTACTATTAAGATATTCGGCTTGATCTGATTGTGCTGTTGGATTCATGAGTTTTGCCGTAACACCTTTAGGTAAATCCAAAGCCATTCCATTTCCATTAAGCTTTCGTTCTATTTTATTGGCATATAAAGCTACTTCTGAATCGCTTGGGGCTTGATCTACTGGAGTAGAATCGCTCATTCCAGCTACATTTATTGTGTTACCTCCGAATACTTTTTCTCCATTAGAATTTTGATCTTTTTCTAAAAAGTAAACCAACTGAGAAAGTAGTTGTGCGTTTTTTGAATTGGCTATTAAATAATCGTTTACATGTTTAAGAGTTTCGAAAATATGAGATATTAAGGGCATTGCTCTTGTTTCTCCCAACTTCTGTAAATCTGATGATCTATACAACCAAGCTTGCTTAATATTTTTATTCCCTTTAAAAAAAGCCGAAACTCTTTTTGTTCCGAAATCTAAGTTGCTATCTGGATTTGGAACGTAAACACCATTAGAAATATTTGTTTCAATTAAAACATGATAAGCTACAATCTCATCGTTTTTGTTTTTCTCCACGCCCTCGCAAATACTATGACCTTTGGGGACTTCTTTATCAATTAAAGATGGGTTAACAACACATTGACCGCTTATTGTTTGGAGGTTTGGAAATCCATTATCAACCCTCATTAAAACTAATACATCACCATCACCACATGCATTGTAATCTACATGCCTAGCTATTTCATGAAGTGTTTTACTTTTCTCATAATCTACATGTGTTGTGTTAGAGAAGTTTCTATACTGATACTCTATTTGTCTTATGAATTCCTGTTGTTTTTTCTTACCTTCTACTTCTCCATAATAATTTTTAAAAGGTTGTTCGTATGGTTTTGCGTTAAATAATAATCCTGAACCTATAAGCCAATTTACTCGTTTGTTTATTATCAAACTAGCAATATGGTTTTTTAGAATAAATTCCCAACTCCTAACCCTTAGAGATTCGTACATAATTACGATCTCTTTTGGTAACCCCAACTCATTTAATGTTGTTTCCCCTGTAAACCCTTCGTAATCATAATCCATCAAAGAACCTAAAATACCATTCATTTTCTGATTCTCAGATGACAGCGTACTTGTTTTTTCTTGTAAGTCTTTATTTATACTTTCGAGAGTATCAACCTTTTCAGATAATTTTGCTCTTTTAGTTTTAAATTCCATTTTTAACAATTTTTGAATTGAACAAAAACACCCGTTAATTGATATTCAATATCATTCATCTGCTGCTTGATGTCTTTTCGTAAATCTTGAAGTGCCTTTAAATCTTGCGTTTCAGCTGAATGGGTAGTCTCTTGATTTGAATATAGATACTTTTTATTCTTAGAGCCTATTATTGCTGTTATCTGTGCGTTAATATCAGCTAATTGCTGCTTAAGTAACGCATATTCTTCTTTTAAGTCTGCATTAGTAGCCATACACTATTTTTTGCTAAGTTACAATTATTTATTTATTTTTAGCTTAATGGCATATTATTTTCGATTGATGCATCTCTTATTAATTTACAAGCATTCGTCCAATTTTGCGCTATTTTCTGACTTTTATAATGATGAGCCTTATATGGATTATCATTAGAACAAATAATATCAGTCATTAATATACGGCAAAAAATTGAATAAACCTCAACATCCCAAAAGTGATTTTGAATCATTGGTCTTTTCTTTTCCCAAAGATATTTATCAATTCCACCTTCTACTTTTTTTATAATCTTGTGTTCAGCTTCATAATGTGCAAAGAAATTCCTGTATGTATACTTGTTTATTTTAGTATCATATTCAGGAAAATTTATAAAATTTACATCCTGCCTTAAATTCCCGTCATCATCAACATAGCTATTAGCATTAATATATTTAGACAATCTATCTTTTATTACATTAACATTTAATAAATAGAAGTCACCCGAAGAACTATTTCTATATATATATCCAAAATCTACTTTGCTTTGAGCTATAAATCTATCTTGATCCTCACCTTTTACTCCAATACAAAAAACCCCGTACTTTTGCATTTTCTCTATAAACTCTAAAGCGTAACTATCCATATGTCCAACATCAACCGCCAATATGGTTACTGGTCTCTCATATTTACCAAACTTCTGTTTTACAATTTCCTCAAATCCATTCCATATACTATTTTCTAAACCTAGTTGATAAGTATATTTAATCCTTTCATTTTCCAATTTAACAACGTCTACACCCTCATTTTCTAAAGCTTGCTTCTCAACTTTTGGAATAAATGTTCCAAAACTACCAGCATCAATATTGTAAGTTGCTCCTTTTTCTGAATGTGCTACTACTGTGTAATCAATTCTTCCATCGTGTTCATATCCATTTAAATCACATTGAACTGAAATAATCATTATATCTCCGTTGTTATCTTTTTTTGATAATTCAAAAGGGCATTCTCCGATTTTATAATCTCGTCTGTTTTGCTGTAGTTTTGTTGATTTTAAAGTTTTGCCCTCCGGCTTATAGGGTAACCCTTCGATTGAATTTTTAAAACTCTGAAATTTAGCATCTTCTTTAATACCGCCGCGCGGGAATGCTTGTTGATACTTCTTTGCAAAGTCATACCAATTGTCCATTGTTGCCGGAGCATACAAAGCAGATATTCTATAACTTACATTATTCTTATCTTCGCGTTTTATTGTTGGTTTCCATATGCCAGAATTAAGTAATTCATGCTTATGCTTTTTTTCAAAGAATTCATTTTCACATTTTCCACAACGATAACGAACGCTTTTTCTTACTACTTCACCATTTTTAACATCGAAAATAACACCATATCTAGTATTGTTTTCATTTCTTTCATTCCAAACTAATTCTATAAATTCACCACATTTAGGGCAAGGAACATAATACACATTCTGATTTCCTCGCAAGTATAATTCATAAATAAGACTATTGTCTTGAAGTAATGGAGAACTAATATAAATTATCTTTTTAGATTCTCCTAAACTTCGCGCCCTATCTTCCATTAACTCAAGGAAACTACCAGCATCTTTTGAAACTCCTTTAAAAGCGTCTAACTCATCAGCAATTACTAAACCCGCTGTTACTTGCCGCATATTAGAGGCACTTTGCCCCCCGTAATTAAATAATTTAAACCCTCCACTAAAAAATTTCTGCTGCTGCGTATCTCCTTTTGAATTGCTTTGAACCCCTGAACCTTTACCTATCAAGTGGCGAATGTTACAACCGTCTATTCCATTATCAACACCTTCCATTGTCTTAGTTGCTAAAGAGTCGTTCGCAGATAAAAGCATTATATTTGTAGGTCGTTCACTCATAACATAAGGAACGCCGTTATGAACCAAAGCAAATGTACCGCCAATTCTAACACCTTTCATTATTGTAATGTGTGTTACTGGATCATACGGGCTTAAATGCTCCGTTATCTGTTTCATATAGGGCGTATTCGACCAATCGAACTTGCCAAACATCTTTTCGGACACATGCCTTTGAATATATCTTTTTTGCTCGATGTATTCGGTTGGAGACAATTCCTCTGTGTCGAAATTATAAGAAGGTGAATTATATATTTGCTTTATAGATTGTATCAAATATTAAAGTATAAATAATTGTTATTGAATTCATTATGCTTGTATAAAGTTAACTATATACAGATGTTAGCTGCAATTAAAATTTCTTACTTTGGTACGGCACAGCTTTTTTGTAATATTCTGCTTTACGCTCATAAAAAATTTTCTCAC